TGCCGCCCACTGACGTGGTGGTGTACCGCGCTTCCATGCCCTTGTCTTCGCCGCTGATGCACTTGAGGCTCATGCCCACTTGTGTCTCCCAGCCTTTTTTGGCGCCGGGGGGCGCTTCATCAAGCTCAGGCAACGGTTGGGACACCGACGCCATTTTCTCGGCCAGCACTTCGCCATCGCCCCAGGCGATGAAGCCGTGGACAAAGCTGAAAGGGTTGATGGCCCAGGTGGAGTCGTCTTCCACTTCGGTCTGATCGGCACCAAAGACCCAGTGGCCAGTTTTATCCATTTTGAGGATGACTGTGCCGGCTGGGCCAACGTCTGCTTGGATCGCGCGCAAAGCGGTTGAGAGGGTGGAGACTGCGGGCAAGCCCGCTTGAGAGAACGCTACTAAATTTGACATGATAGTCCTTATTGAAGTTTAGAAAGGGCAGCAGTGAGTTGCTTCCCGATTTGAATCACCGCCGGCCTGGGATCACTCTCAGACGCGATGGTGTTACCCGAACTGACGGCGACGACCAGATCATCGGGCAAGGCTTGCTTGCGCTTTTTGAGCGCTTTTTCAGCCTTGGCCGGTGAAATGATAGAAGTCTCCATCACCTCAGATTCTGTAAGACCGAACGCAAACAGGGCGACTTTGGCCTTGTCTTCGTCAGTCCACTGTCTGATGGCACGCTTGGCCACCAACTTGTAGTCGGGCAGTTTAGCACCGCTGTCCAGCATCTGAAGCGCCAGCGCGCGCAGGTCAGTGATCCACTGCTCCAGCATATCGGCGTTTTTTAGATACGCGCTGATCTGAGGCGCGTCCAAGGCGTCGATGGACGTCTTCAAGGCCCGGTCAACAGCGCCGGTCATCTGTGGGCAGATGGGCTTGGCTGCGCACCAGCGGCAGTGGTCGCCAGTCTTGAGCTCGGCGTCTGGCTTTTGCGCCAGCTTGACCGCTTGCACCAACTGCAATTCAAACTCAGCAATGCGCTTTGGCGTGGTTACCCAGCGCTTGACCTGGGGCGGCTGCACGATCACGCATTCGATCTCATCGACACCATCAAACGCCCACTTGGCGGCTTCAGTGCGCATGGACGCAGCGGCGTAGAACATGAGCTGCGGGTTCTCTTCTACTTCCACAGCAACATTATCACCAAACTTCCAATCAAGAACAATTGCGCGGTTTCCGATACGCCCAATGAGGTCGGTAGACCCAAACACACCAGGCAGTAGATCGCCAAAGCCAACGCGAGTTTCAGCTTCAATTTCCATCTCCTTGGTTGGGTCGATCTCATCAAGCGCGGCCATAGCCACTTTGAGTTTATTGTCAATCAACTCTTGGGTCAGCACTTGGTCTTCGTACTTGGTGCCCAGGTAATGCTCGGGCGGGTTGTCGGTCATCACAATGTCGGCGATGACGTTGTGCAACAGCGTGCCCTCATCGGCGTATTTGTTGCTGGGCTGGGGCGGCATCTTTTGCACCAAGGCCACTGAGCCTGGGCAGTTGATGACGCGCTTGGCGGTCGAGCCGCCGACAATGTTACTGTGCTGCATCTGCTGTTTCCTCTTTGGTGAATTTGATTTCGCCGCTGTAGCTGTAGGTTTTGATTTCTACTGCATTGAAGGCATCTGGGAATCTGGCTTGCGCCCATTCCAAGAGAATTTTCTCTGCTTCGGTGGTGGTGATTTTCAGTTCCATGATTAAAACGCCTTGAATTTACGATACCCGCCCATGAGCGAGAACATGTTGATGGGATAGCGACGCTTGCCTTGGCGCTCCCAGACGATGACGATTGTTTCAGCGTCGTACTTCCAGCAACCTTCTTCAGTCAGCCCGTCACGGGTGTAGAAGTAAGCGCGGGACTGTGCTTTGTCAGCCTCGCAGGCATCGGTCATTATGGTGATCTTGCCGCCCGCTTGGTTGTCGGTTTCGGCGAAGTTGTCGGCGTGCGCTACAGAAGCAGCGGCCAACAAAGTTAGGAGGAGATGTTTCATCGAAGTGTCCTTTAGTTGAGTTGATGAGCCTTGACTGTAGCACAGAAAATAAAAGTGTGCTAAACTTTTTGACATGAAAGAATCAGAAGTCGAAAAATATTTTGTCTGGACTGTGGAGCGCAGGGGCGGCAAGACGTGGAAGTTCACCTCGCCTGGGCGCAAAGGTGTGGCTGACCGGATCGCTTGTTTGCCTGATGGCACTACATGGTTCGTGGAGTTGAAAACAAAAGGCGGCAGACTGTCGCCCTTGCAGAAAATTTTCATGTCGGACATGGCACTGTTGAACCAGCGCTATGCGTGTTTATGGACTAAGGAGCAGATTGATGGATGGATTAGTTAATATCGTAGGGGCCACCTTTGTAGGCGACAGCGTTGATGACGCCGCGCCGTCTGGTGGCGTGCTGTACCCGCCCTATGAAGCGCGGCCTGCAAATGACAACAACCCAAATGGGTGGTGGTTTGTGGCCAACAATGCGTTTAACACACTGTCGTTTATGTCAAAACGCGGCGCTGTATTTACAGACAAAGAAACCGCGCTGGCAATTGTTGAGAAATGGAACTCATTGCCCACGGGGACAAAGTTTGACATCCCGCCTGACCCGTATGTAGCGCCGCAATACGGCCAGTTGACGGATGCGCAAATGGCCAAGTACGTGCGCAGCAAGCGGTTGGTAGGCGACCGTTGGGTGTCGCCAATTGTTTTGCCTGGTGGCCCGCAAAGCGGAGAAGCTATTGATGCCTACGTTGAAACTTAGACCCTATCAAGAGCAGGCCGCTGACTTCTTGTACGAGCACGACCGCGCCATGGTGCTGGCGCCTGTGGGTGCTGGCAAGACAGCGATCACGCTGACCGCCATGGACGCCATGATCAAAGACGGCCACGTCAAGCGCTGGTTGGTGGTGGCGCCCAAGCGCGTCTGTACCGACGTGTGGCCCATTGAGGCCGCCAAGTGGAGCAAGCAACTGAAGTTGGCCATTGCGGTCGGCACACCCAAGCAACGCAACGATGCGTTTAACAGCGACGCCAATGTCATCGTCATCAACTACGACAACTTGCAATGGTTAGCTGATGTGTGTGGTGTAACCGGCGACGGCCTGTTGGTGGACGGCTTGGTGTTTGATGAGCTCACAAAATTAAAAAACCCATCAGGCGCGCGCTTCAAGGCGTTCGACAAGATCATCAAAGACGTGCCTATCCGCTGGGGCTTGACCGGCAGCTTTACCAGCAACGGCTTGGAGGACGTGTTTGGCCAGTGCAAGATCATTGACCTGAGCCTGCTGGGCCGCTCCAAAGGCGCGTTCATGCAGCAGTACTTTGTGCTGGTCAACAAAGACTTTGGCGAGTGGGCGCCACGGGTCGGGTCGCTTGCCAAGGTCATGGACAAGATCAAACCGGCGACGTTTGTGTTGGAGCCAGGCGAATACAAAGACAAGCTGCCCCCGCTGCACGTCGTCGAGGTGCGTTGCGATTTGAGCGACCGCAAGCCCTACGAGAAGATGAAGGCCGACTTTGTGGTGGAGTTCCCTGACGCCAAGGCCATAGCGGCCAATGGGGGCGTGGTGACCGGCAAGCTGCAGCAAATGGCCAGCGGGTTCGTGTACGACACGCAAAAGCAAGCCTCCGAAACACCCGGCAAGTTTGACTCTACTACAACTGCGGTGTGGTTTAGCCCGCACAAATTTGATCGCTTGGAGGAGTTGCTAGATGAGAACCAGCACGCAAATACCATCATTGTTTACCAGTACCAAGAAGAACTTGCCGAGCTTAAGCGCCGGTTCACTCCCACGACTCTTGACGACGACCGAGCCATCGAGCGATGGAATGCTGGACAAGTCAGGCTACTGGCCGTCCATCCAAAGTCAGCCGGCCACGGGCTCAACCTCCAGCACGGGGGGTGTCACATGGTGTTTCTGTCCCTGCCGTGGAGTCTGGAGCTGTACGAACAGACCATTGGTCGTTTGCACCGCTCAGGCCAAGCGCACGCTGTGTGGTGCTACGTGATGCTGACCAACAAAACGGTTGACGAAAAAATTTTTGCCGCCTTGCATGACAAGCGGGCGGTGTCGGATATTGCAATGGAGGAACTTAAATGACCAGACTAGACCTGTGGAAAGCGCAACTCAAAGCGGCGCGATCCATATTGAAAATTCACCGCAAGGACGCCAACGCCGCTGCGCGTACGTTACAGCACACCATTGACTTGATAGCTAAACTGGAGACAAAAATTGGAAATCACTTGGCGAAAACTGAACGCTGAACTCAAGACCCTGGACGAAGCCAAGGTGCTTGAGATGCTGACCCATGAACGTGAGTCAGGCAAAAGAGTGTCTGTGCTGGAGCGACTGCACCAGCGCTACACGGCCTTGCGGGCATCCCGCGAGCGTATTGAAATACTACAAGAGGCAAGACGACCATGAGTAATTGGACACCCCCACCCGGCACCAAGATTGTGATGCCAAGCGTGTTAATCACGAACGCCAAGTTCAAACCCACCCGAGGGTCAGATGTGCAATCGACCTGGCGCAAGCAGGGTTGGACTGCACCCAGCGCAGGCTTGCCCCCACCCCCACCTGAGAAGGTGGTCGAACCATTGCGCCGAGTGAGGTAAGCCATGCCAGCATTTGACACATGGAGTCAGGAGAACCTGGCCAAGTTTGCTGCCGAAGCCTACGCCAAGATGCAAGAGCAAGACGACCGCATCCAGCAGTTGCAAAACGATTTGAAGACCGCCATTAACGCATACCGGGAGTTGATCAAATGAAAGACCCACAGGACTGCGCCTACCCACAAGAGGCGCTGTGCTTGCACGACTGCAAGCAAGAGTGCCAGAAGCGCTCTGGCTGGCGCAAAGTGCAAATCGACGACGCTGAGGAAGAGGCTTGGCGCGAACTGGAGAAGAAAAATGAAAGCACGTAAAGTATTCCACGCCTTGATGTCATCAAAGGGCTATACCGACGCCGACTTGGCCATGACAGGTGACAAGTACAACAACCAGGCTATGCAAGGGCGATGGAACTATTTCCTAGCCGGCTGGGAAATGCGAGGTGTGATGTGATCGAAACCATACTTGCCGTATTTGCGGTTGGATTCCTTGGCATTGCCGTGGGCGTCGGCGTGATCTGCCTGATGGTCTGGATGGCGCTCAATGAAGACTAAAGGCGGCGCCAGGCCAGGCAGCGGGCGCAAGCCCACACCCATCAGCGAGTCCAGAGCCATAACGCTGTGGAACGAAGGCGTCACCAAGAAAGAAATCGCCAAGCGTTTTGGCGTGGACTACGCGGTGATCTTGTACTTTTTTAGAAAAAAGTTTAAGAGATGAATAACGCGGCTTCGTCTTTGCGGCGGTTCTCAAGACCTTTGAGCACCTTGCCGCCAGCCTTGCAGTATTGCAACAGCGACGCTATGGCCGCGTCTTTTTCCCCGCGAAGAACCTTTTGACGGAAGGTGCTGCGCTGTAGCGTTCCCAGACCAACATTGAAAGCAAAGCTGACGCAAGCATCGAATTGGCCTTGGGTAAGTTTGACAGATATAAGTTGCTCCACACCGCGCTCAAAGCGCTGTAGATCGCTTCTGAGAATTCCATCTACTTCGTCCTTTGAAAACGTTCGGTTATCTTCTGGGCGTAACGGGTAAGCGCCTCTTTGATCCATTGGTATCTTAGCTTGGTCTGGGTAAAGTACATGTCCGACTCCTATTGTCCAAAGCTGCGCTGGGCACCGATACGCTTTGTACCTGATGCCCTCATGGTGCTGGATCATCTTGATCGCATCAGCGCTGACGTTCATTTCGACTTAAATGCTTGGCCGCCAAACCAAAAGCTCACAATACACGCCCAAATGATCTGGGTCTCATCGTCCCACAGGTGATTGAGCGCCACATCAAAGGCCACGTCTGTGTGCCAAGCGTAATAAAAACCAAAAATCTCCACGAACATGAACATGGCAAACATGCCGTAGGTGATGACGCTACGAGTCGCTGCGCGCATGTTGGTCACCCATTGAGCCGCTCCCTGACCCAGCGCAATATCGTGCGCATAGAGCGCCTGGCGCTCTTGCATGGCCGTCTGGTTGTTGGTGACCTCGGCGTTGATCTGAATCTGTTCGGTCTGGATGTGTTCGATGCGCTCTTGCGCTTCCAAACCAGCTTTCTTTAAGGTCAGCTCGCGCTCGGTTTGCATGGCGGCCAGCGCCAGCTCATGCTTCTTGTCGGCGCGGTCTTGGAATAGCTCAAGGATTTTGGGCAAACCGCCCATGAGGAAGCTGATAAGGGATGAGAACAGGGTCAGCATCATTTTTCCTTTATGCGGTGGACAACACTGAGTTTTTCTTCCAAGATGGCAATGTGCATTCGGTTGACTTGGATGTCATCGCGGTTTTTTTGGATTTCTTTTTCTAAGTCTTGGCGTAGTTTTTCACGGGCTAATTCAGCGCCTGAGTTAACCGCTTGTCGGTTGTCGCTGGTCACCACCAAGCTGATTTTGCTGTTTAGGACGGTGACTTCATGTGACAAATTAGACAGTGCCGACATCAGGTAAACCACACAGGAAAACAACAAAGGCAACAATGCAAACGTAATCTTCTCAATTAGAGCGCTTTTGCTTTCCATGGCTTGAATTTTTTCCTCGCTCATTTGTCAGCCTTGTTGTCGAGCTTGTCAAAAATCTTGCCCAGCATCTCGCGGATGTCGCGGATGTCGGCTTTGTAGTCGTCTTTGCTTACGTAGTTGTAAGGCATGTTGCGCACGTCGCCGTCCAGCCGGTCGATGGCGATGTAGATGCGGTTGAGCGTCCACCCGCCGAAGAATCCGGCGATGGCCACGGCGATGTTGAAGAGTACTTGGTAGTCCATCATTGTGCCAAAGCGTTTTGGTTTTCCGACGCTGGAGCCAAGGCGTTGGTTGGTGCTTGAGGCATTACTGTTGCGCGAGCCGCAGCCGCACCAGCTTTGCCAAACTTAGAGGGGTCAGTCAACATGCGCAGCACGCCAGCACGTTCTGACGCAGGCAGTGTATTGAGCATTTCTAGCGCGGTTTTGCCAGACACCATGCCCTCGCGCAATTTAGCCGCGATTTTTGGCCCGATCAAACTTTCCAACTGATCTGAAGTAAGGTTGGCAAACGTGACTTTTGCGTTGAGCGTGTTACGAAGGCGCGGAAAAGTCCTGCCGGCGCGTTCAATAACATCGGCAAATGCTTCTTGGCCCAGACCCGCAGCTTCTTTCATTGCCTCTTTAGTTTCAATGCTAGTGGCAAGTTTTTCTAGCGTAGGCATTTTACTGCCCATCTCTTTAAAGATGTCGTAGCTGCCCGGGCCAAAAATAGCCTCCACGGCATCTGGATTGTTACCCCGTACCAGACGAACATATTCCTGTGGGGAATCTTTAAACAACTTGGCTGCTTGCGCTGCCATAGCCTTTTGGTCAATCGCTTGCATGTTTTGCGAATACGTCTTGAGGTAGTCGCGCCACCCAGTGCCGCCTGCCCTTTCAATTGCGTCGTCAATCAGCGGGCGAACTTCTTGGAGCACGCTGCGCGTCACTTTGGCGCTGATCTTTGGGTCAGTCTGGCCAAGAATCTGCATGATGCGCTCGTTGATGCCTTCTTTGCGCAACGTGTACAAGTCATGCGCATCAATGACGCCGCCGCCTTTGGCCGTCAAATTGGCAATGTCGCCTTTGACCGCTTCTAACACTTTAACCGTGTTTAAACTAGCACGAAGCCCTGGCGCTGCAAGTTTGGAGTCAATAGCCGAAGTGATACTGTTAGCGTCCAAAGGGCGCAAACCATAGTCTTCTAAGCTGCCAATCTGGCGCTCCAAAAAGCCCGCTTCAGCGCGGCGCTGTTTGGCAATATTTGCAAAGATGTCAGACGTTTCTTGCCATTGTTCGGATACAAACTGGTTAGCACCTCCAACCCGTCGGTCATTTACGCCGGGAATGGTTGGTTCTGAAACACCACCGCGAGCAGCTTGAGAGCGCGCAACCATTAGTCGTCCAGCGGCGGCTTCTGCAGCATTTGATCGTTGCAATGCTTCCGTGCCCGCATGAATGCCGGATACGCCGGGCGCTGGAGTGCCCGCCGCACCAGAAGGCAAGTTTGCAGGCATTCCTTCGCGCAGCGCGTTTATCATGGACGCTTGGCGCTGTTGCGCTTGCGGTGCCAATTGGTTGATTGTTTGCGCCGCTTGATTGGCCGCGCCCAACTCAACATTACGCATGTCTTGCGTCAGTTGGTTCAATCGTTTAATTGACGCCTCATACGCTGACCGTGCTTCAGTTTCGTTGCCGCCTTCGGCCATGCGTTGCAACACTGCAATATCATCTGCGGCTTGTTGTTTGAGCTTTAACGATATATCGTCTGTTTTGCTTGCAAACGCGCCCAAGGCTTGAAACGCATTTTTCTGTACGCCAGCCGCAGCCTGTGCGGCAGTCAAGTCATCTGGTGCAGCGGCAAGAGCTGCGCGAATAGCCCCGATGCGGTCACCGGCCACTTCGCGGGAAATTTTGCCTGCTTTGACTGCGGCAAGTTGGCCAGTAAAAGCGTCTTTGAGAAACCCCGCACCTTTTGCAAGCGCGCCAACAACCGGCGGGGCGACAACGGCCAACGCTGCGCCAGTAGCTGCACCTGTTTCAGCTTCTTCGGGGTTAACTAGCGCAGCAGTAGTACCACCTGTAATAGCCCCGCCCGCAGCCCGAATACCTAAGTCAGCCGCCCGCGTTGCAATCGGCGCGCCTTTTTGTACGGCTTGACCAGTTGAAAAGCCGCCAGTGCGGATGGCTTGCGCCAACGGCGCAGCCGCCGGCGCAACTTTTCCCACTACAGCGCCAAGCCCCGCACCTACAGGATACGTTGCGGCAACTTCAGCCGCCAACTCGCCCGCCCCGGTAGAAGTCGGATATTCTTCTTTAAACGGTGCAACGCGCGCTTGTGCTTCCGCTTGACGGCGCAACGCATCCTCAACCAAAGCGCGTCCCGCGTTTGTAGCACCTATCTTTTCCAGCCCCATACCCAACAAGCGTTGGCCGCCAAACATGACGTTGCCGCCGCCGCTGATAATGCCTTCTGACGCTGCTTGGAGTGGCGCGCCTATCTGTTCCAGTACCCCTAGAACCCCGGTCAATTTAGGTTGCGCAGGTGTACGGGGGCCGGGCATGCCCGTGCCACTTGGCGCAACAGGCGTTAACCCAACTTTGGCGTCAAAAGTTGCACGGGGGATATCAGAATAGAATTTTTTGTACAGCGCATCAGCCAAAACCGCATCGGGCATATCTGCATATTGCGGGTATTGTGTGCGAATTTCAGCTATTGTGGCCATTATCTAATTCCTAAAGGATCGGCAGCAGCGCCGCCAGCCGCAGGTGCGGTTTCTCCACCAGACCTACCCGCCATTTTTTTGGCGCGCTCTACGCCCGTGCGCACAATGTCTTGGAATTCGCGAGCCGCAGTAACAAACTCTTTTTCGCTTTGGGCCAAACCCATGCGGTTAAGCGCTGCGGTACCTTTTTCACCTTCAGGTTGTGTAATTGAACCGCCGCCTTTGAGCGTTTCAAACGCTTGCAAAAATGCGCCGCCTTTGATTTGGTCAAAACGGGATTGGAAGTCAGACTCATCCGTGCCGGGGATAAACCGCAACGGAAGCCCAGCGCCCACGGCGTTTGCAAATCCGGGATGCGGTTTTGCACCTTTAAGCAAACTTCCCTTGTCATCACGTTTACCAATAAGCGCATCAACGTCAGCAAGCGTTTGCGCTGCGGTATCCAAAACCTTGGGCAGTTGCGTTTCGCGCAATACTTTGTCTTGCCCCATTTTGGCCCCAAAAGCTCGGGCGTCGGCCATTTGCTGTTGAAACATGGGGTCAGCCGCACGACGTTGGTCTTCTTGCCGTAACTTAAGATTTTGCAACTCGCGCGCATCAGCAAGGTCTTGGCCCCGTACGGTAATGTCTTGGCCCCGTCTTGCGGTTGTAGCGCCGATGTCTTGGCCGCGCATGGTAGTCGTAGCGCTAAGAACGTCGCTTGGTGTGGCTTGCATTTGAATAGGCGCGCGCACGACTTGGCCAAAACTTGGTAGGCGTGGGTTGCTTTCTTCAAGCCATTTGCGTTGGCCGTCAGATCGCTCAACAGGCTTAGACTCAAACAAGGCCATCAACTCTTTAGATTGAGCGCCTTGTGCAGCCATGTAGGCTTGACGTTCTGGCACAGGCATGCCCAATAATTGTTTGGCTTTGGCCGCAGCTTCTTCTGGCGACATCAATTTTTGAATGACTGCGTCTTGGCTAAACGCAACGATGTTTTCGTCCGAAGGGTTTAGCGACAAATCCCGCAGCGCTTGCATACCAAAGTCACGTTTTTGTTTGTAAATTTTTTGTTGCAATTCTTCGCGGGTTAAATTTGCGGTTTGCTGTTCTGACAACAATTTAGAATACGATAACCCTGTTTTACCAAACCCCATCAATTTGTTTTGCGATTCTGGCGAAGCTAAATCTGGGTTTTCAGCAAAATAGTTTTTAACTGCAACTTCTTCTTCAGCCGCGCGTTTTGCCGCGTCTACTTGCAACGTTGCCAATTCATTTTGCTTTTGTGCGTTTTGAATTTGCGAGAATTGCGCGTATTGAGCCAACGGGTTGTCAAGCTGAATAGGGCGACCGCCCATTGCGATGTTTGGGTTGATCGGCATGATCTGTCCTTATGAACGAATAGGTAGGCGGTTAAGATACTGCTGGCCACCGTAAAAGTTTATCCCCGAACCTATTGCGCTAGTCAACGCATTTGATTCGCCCAGATACCCAGACGCCCGCGCATTTGCGGCGCCGGTAATGTTTTCGCCTAGTTGAGCGCCTAGATTGCCCGCCGCGCCGGTCAACGTATTAGCAGAACTTTGCGCTTGACCGGTCAAACTTTGGAGCGGGTTAATTAACGCCGCGCGTTCGATGTTATATCTGTTAAAAGCATTTCCATATTCTTGTGACCCATAGTCTTGCCCAAAGCGTTGCGCAGCTTTTAACGCCCCGCCTGAAACTACGCCGCTTCGCACCGCCGCGCTTCGCCCCAATGCTTTTTCGCCTTCCGCTAATCGGAACGCATACCCAGGGTCTTTATACATGTCAGCCTCACTAAACGGTTTGGCCGCGCTGCCGTAGCCTTGCGCGCCCGTGCGTCCGCTCAGCCCTAACAAGTCCATCAGCCGATTTTGACCCGTTAAGCCCGCTTCGCGAAACGGTGCTTGAAGCTCAACTTGTTTGTTAAAAATGTCTTGTTGAACTTGTGAGGCTCGTTCTGAACCTTGCACTTGCGCGTCCGCAGCTTGGCTGGCCGCTTGTTTACCTGTGTATGCGCTATATGCCAAAGCGCCGCCTACGGCAACCATTCCCCATGTCATAGTGTTTCTCCTTGCGCCGTTAATTGCGGCAATGCGTCAACAGATGCAATTAAGCCCATTTCATCATACGATGGTGCAATAACTTCTTGTTCAATTTTATCCAGTTCAGCTTCAGACTCAAATTCAGTCATGTGAACCGTAGTCCAAAGCGTATCCTCTTCTGCGTAGACCGCACGTTTAAGACCAACTTCGGAAATAAACGTGCAAGGTGCTTCCAAATGCTTTTCACCAAACTCGGTAAACACTACGACTTTACCTTTGGAAATAAAATTTAGGTGTTGATGCCGGTGAATTTTGCCAATGATCAATGTGCCTTTGGGGATCATCATCTCACGCGCGTATGTGCAGCAACCGTACTTTTCATCTTTGGGTGAAAAATAGTGCTTGAGCGTGCAGTCTTCCAGCGTAGACTCCAGCGCGCCCTGCGCGATGAGCTTTTGCAAGCCGTCTTGCACGACAAGGATGTCCTGCCGAAACCTGACTTTATCGGAAGAATTAGCGATCTCGTTCATGTCACCTCACGGCCACTGACGCGCATGTTGATAGAAGTGGCAGTGCCTGCAATGGTGCTGATGAAGTCGCCCACACCCAGCACCTGGCCCACCAACTCGGGGAATGTATAGACCTCAGACGCTTGGAGCGTTTTGGTCTTGGTGATCAAGTTGGCGTTGCCAGCAGACCCAGACACAGTGACCAAGTTGACGCTGATGGTCGCGGCAGTGGCGCTGTAGTTGGTTGCGGTGAACTTGTCGATGATAGTTGTGACGCCAGTAGCGGTGTACTGGGTGGTTTGACTGTTCTCAACATTCTTGGCGGGGACAAGGACTTTGACGGTGACTGTCATGGGTTACTCCAATAAAAGGCAATTATTAGCGGCAGCTTGCATGATGACCCAATTGGTGCCGTCAGACACCATTGTCGCCCAATTGCCTGCAACTGCCAAGAGGATTGCGGTGCCCGCCGCCCCACCGGCTTGGGGGACGACGTTGCTCGACGCTGACACCAACGTCTGGGCTTGATAGTTTTGAAAGGTCAATGTGCGGCCAGTCCATGACGATGCGGCTGGCAAGGTGACTGTACAGGTAGCGCTCGACTTATTGTTGATAAACCAAGTTTCACCGTTGGCAACCGTAAAATTGGCAGTTTTGGTGACCGGTGCTCCTGATGCTGCCGCCAACACAGATGCTGGCGTCACATTTGTCCAATAGCCCAGTGAGGTGCTGTACTGAATCAAGTCAGTATTGGCTAACGTGCCAAACTGCACGTTGGAATCTGTGCCGCCAAGTTTTGAGCCCCGAGCAATTCCAACTTGAAATGACCCAGAGCCGCCTGCCCCCGCTTTAATTACAAGGCCAACTTGCACCTTAATGTAGGGGGCAACAGGTTCAACTTTGGTGGGGTTGCCTGTTACGGGGTTGTACCAAATAATATCATCGTCAGCCCAAACTTCACCGAAAGCCGTGCCGTTGGTGGTGATGCCGCGCACCACGCCAAACGATGTGACACGCCCAAAACCATTAAGCGCCAAATCTTCAGTAGCTATGCCGACAATTGCATTGGCATCTGTAATCCCCGCAATCGTGGGTGCAAACGTAATAACGCCGCTGGCCCCCACAGTGCCCGTGTGGCAAACAATTTGTAATGGTGAATCTGTAATGGCCGCAGACGCTTTGCCATAAATAAACAGTTCTTCACCAACTTGCTGAGTAATGTTGCCCCCACCCATGCCCAAATTCCAAGCACCAGTGGAACCGTCATACCACATTTTCCCTGCGGCAAGAGTGACAGCCGAGCCGTTGCTAAACTGTTGAGACAAAATGCCGCTAGCGTTGCCTGTGTCGCTAATTGTGACTACAGAATTTTGAATAATCTTGCCCGTAGTGCCGTCAAATCGGGCAACGGCATTGTCTGTGGCACTAGCAGGGCCAACAACATAGCCATAGCCTTCTATGAGGGCCGTTGGAATTGGCGTCAAGTTAAGTGCGTCAATCTGTTTTTGCATTTCTGCGGTTTGAGACACCAAGGCAGAACAGCAGTCAGTCAATACGTCAGGAACGGGTAAGGTAACGACAGGCGGCAACGTTTGCAATTCCTGATTAACCAAACGAAGCGCTGCATCGTAGGACGCAATCAAGGATACTGAGTCAGGGCCAAGGTTACCATCATCTACCACATCAGTCGCAATGTTACTAAGCGACAAAAAGAACAAATACCACGCCCGGTCGATCAACCCGGTGCGCGGGTCGATCAACGGCACCCTGGGGGGTGTAATAGGCGTTGGATTTGCGTTTGGGCTAGGCATTGGTCGGGCTAATGATTAACTCGGCCCCCATGATGGCCACTTTGACCGGATCAGTCATGGACAACTCATAAACGCGGTCTCGCAGCTTGACTGTCATGCCTAACCGCCGCCAAAACGTTCTGTGGCCATACGCACCGATTCTGCCAAGTGGCGACCAATGCTCGTTTGACCAAGTGTGGCCGCCATCATCCGACCAACGCAACATGGCTTCAGGCTCGTAGCCTGGTGCAGCAGGGTATGAATTGGTGACAATTTCATAGCCCGTAATGTCAGTATCTGATAGCTCGTATTGCCCAATCGGTTCAAAACCATCCCCTGCTTCAGTGGTCAATATGTCGCCTGATTGAGTGGCCAAATAGGTTTGCACATATTGAGCCACAAGGTTTAACCCTGACTCAGTGTCTATGTTTTCGCTGGCGTATGCAGGGTATAGATTTAGCCCTACGCCCGTTTCGCAATCCAATTGCAAGCTGTGATGGGCCGTGCGTTTGAGGTTGTTTTGACCCGTGGGCAGCGCCCGCCAGGTGCGCAGCCACTTCTGAATTTCTCCATTGTCGGCATACACGTCAAGGTCAAAGGCGTAGATATTGCCGTTCTCATAATCACCAACAACAATTTTGTTGTTAAATGCCATCTGGCAATTGCTACGGTGCCGAGTAAACTCACCTTGAACAAAGCCTGCCCGCTCATGCCAGGCTTGAGTGGCTGCGTCGTACACCCAAGTGGTGTTGGCCGTGGGGAAAATCAGCACATAAAAGCTGTGACCATCCTGTTGATAAGTGTACGCAATGACGTCCGACATGTCGCTGTACTGTTGAATTTGCCATTCAACCGCATGGGTGGAGATGCGCTGGCCTTGGTACCCGTTGGCCCTGTAAACAATGCCCTGCCCCCGGCGATCCCGGCCCAGCCAGAAAAGGCCATTGTCCATCTTGGCAATTGAGTATGGCGCTGCGCAGCCAAGTTCGTTGAACGCGCCTTGGATGCGTTGCAAGGGGAAGTCTGTAGCGCCTGAGTCGTACCAGACCTCGATAGAGTTTGTGCCAAAGGCCCAAACTTCGCGGAAGTTGGACACCACGGCCAGCAGGCCGTCAGGCGACCCTTCGGTGCTGGCAAACTCAAGCGGATCAATGGACGTGCCGTCCAAAAGGGTGGTCACCCACATCTTTTGGCTATTGGGCTCGTTGAACACAAAATAGCCGTCCAGATAGCAGACCGTTACCGCGCCGGGAAAGTCAGGGTCAGTGATCTGGCCAAAGGCGTTGGTGGTGTTGTTGTAGATATAGCTGGGGCCGTTGGCTGCAATGAACAGTTGCGTGCCGTTGTCGGCCATGCTAACCGGCCCAGAACCGGCCACGGTGCCAATCAGTGTGGGCACGTAGGCGTTGTTGATCTTGTAGAGCCGAGTGCCTGACACTACAAAGCCGACGCCATCGTTAGGCGAAAACGCCCACAGCCCACGAACCGGGCCATCGCCCATTGTTGACAAAAACGCCAAGCCTGGGCAACGTTGCAAAAATGCCGGCTCTTTACCACCCTCGGGGATAACTTCTGGAAATAGATTGACCATACGGGCATCCGCAGCGTTGACGCTGCGGGTCACGTAGGTCGAGCCAAGGATGGGCGTTTTCATCAAGCCGCAACTGCTTTGATAACTGCAAAATTAAAAACTGGTTGTTCAGTTGTTGAGCCACCAGTGGTGCGGAATGTAATGTTAAAACTACCGGCTCCCACCGCAGTAACCATTAAATCGTACAAGTCAGTGCCTGACTTTTGGTTTAAGATAATGACATCGGTTGCCGCTACGGTGCTGTTGGTTACAGTAAAAGTTGCCGCAGTACCCGAACCCGCCGCGCTTACTAACGTGATTGCGCCCGTTGTTTTGTTCAACGTAACGCCTGTGGTGCGACTTGATGCTTGCGTGACCGCCCCACCAGCGCCTGTGGCATAGCCCACGCCTGCCGTGCCAGTGGACACAATAGTGCCTGTGGCAGTCAGGCTTGTACCCGTGGCCGCGCCAATGTTTGGCGTCACCATTGTTGAATTGGTAAACAACAACGCATTAGTGACTTGTTTGGTTGTGCCTGATTGCACAATCGGCAAGACATCAGCAGCAGCGGCAGCAGTTGCTACGGGGAGGGAAGTGATTGCAATGGTGGCCATGTTAGTAGTTTCCTGCGTAAATGTTAAAACGTTGACGGGTGGCGATTAGCGAATACGGCATAGACATGATGTCATCAGGATTGTTGATGCGCTTCAAGTTGCGCTTGGACGTCATAGCAATGCGCTGCACTTGGGGACTAGGTTCGACGCCAAACTCAGGCGCAAACTCCATGGCCAAGTTATACGCAAAGGCACGTAGATACCCAGGCGGGAACAGAATGTTAGTCGCCAAGTTAGCTGGCTGACTTAGCTCTTGCACGCTGACAAAGTGGAACTCCAGCAGACGTGTGGGGCGCGGGTAGATGTTAATCGTGAAGTCTGGGTACGTGTTGTTGACAAACATTACCTGGGGATAGGTCGAGGTCACAGTTTTGACCGCAATCCCGTTGTATTGCTGCTGGTTAATCAGCTTGATGCCATACGACACCCCGGTGCCGGGGTCTTTGTAGTAGGTGGCGTCGTCAACTTGAATGGGCCGCACGGCGGTGCCGTTTAGGCGCACCAAAGAGCCGGTGGGGCCAAGGGTTTCTTCAATTGAGCCAACTGGCCAATTGGTAATCTGGTCAATGGTGCAAAAGACAGACAAACGCTCGGTATTCCATGAGTCGATCATCTGGTTGAGCGCCATCAGCGCATCTTGAGACACTGACGCAGAAGGGGTTTCACCTTCGGCCAACACACCCAGCAGCCGCAGCGCCCGGTTGATCTGATCGGCAGCAGAGTAGGTGGCCATCTTTACGCTCCTAGTTCGACCGCCTCAACAGTTGGACGGCCACGTCTACGTTTTACTTCCTGTGGAGCCGCCTCTTCAACAGCAATTGGCGTGTCAAGAGTATAGCGTGTCCAGCCATTTTTTTCATCGTTTACAGCTTCAAGTTCCATCGTTGCAACTTTGGCGCCGTGAACGGGGTGAGACATGTAAATGATGGGCATAAAAAGAAGGGGGTGATTAGCCCCCTGGTTGGTTTAGCCCGCGATGCGGTACAAAGTCCAAGTGCCATCACCAGTTTTACGTGCGCGGAACAAGGCGCCGGTGTTTTCCAACACCACCATGTTACCGAGCAACGTCCAACCAGCAGCGGTGGCCAAGGTGCACTGATATGCAGTGTCGTCAACGGCGACTGCAAAATCAAATGCGGCGTTGACTTTCTGGGCGCTGCTGATCGCAAGCTCCAGATCGGCAACGGTAGGCAGCGTCACAATGGTGTCAGCCGAAGTGTTGCTGGTGATCAACCCGACGGCCATTTGAGCGCCGGTTAGGGTTGCGGTGGTTGCGGTAATTGCAGTGGGAGCGCCTTGAACCATCAACAGCGCTTCGGCGGTATTGCCTGCGCCAACTTGATAGCCACTAGTACCATTAGGGAGAGCCATGATAAATTTCCTTGAAAAAGATGTTACGACGAAAGGGGCCGAAGCCCCGTTTCAGATCAACCCCAAATGCGGCAGGCCATTTGTGGACGAATGGTGCTGTAGCCGTACAAGACATCGATACGACAGGGCATCCGGTCGTTGTTAATGTCATACTGGCGAACCACACGCAAGCTGATGCCATTGTGAACGGCACGCGCAGCCATATCGACCCCCTGCGGCAGCAAGAGATCAGCCGTGGCGAACGAAATTGCATCTTTGTGGTAGACCAAGTTCTGGGGATACTGAGTTGAAGCAGCACCCACAAACACCACAGCCTTGGCAGTAGCAGGCAAAGTCAGCATGGTAGCCAGAGCATGGTCGGCCGAGTACATGGCCGCTACGGTCACGGTAGCGGTGGTGCTAGCAGTCGTTGATGCCAAAGCCACAAACTGGAACAACGAACCAGTGGATTCACGGGTTTGCGGGTTCACAGCGTAGCAGTCAGCAATCGTGAACACGTCACCAACGGTGATGGTTTCACCAGAGCCAACAGTCAACGACAGCGTCGCAGAACCTTCAGCGGTCACAGCGGCAGCAGTGACGGTGCCGGTAGCGGCGCGGGTGCCAGTGGAGTGCTGCTTGATCGACTGAGACATGTTGATCTCGTCAAAGCCCAACACACCCATGCCCATCATGCCGTTTTTGAATTGGCGGCTGATGGTATCGGTGGGGTTGAACAGACCCTTCATGCCTTCGACCAAACCAGCGTTAGCGGCGGGGTTGACGGTGGCATAACGGGGGCTCATCACAGCGGCGTTCTCGTTCAGCTTTTGCTGGGCTTGCAACAGCACCAAAGAAGTAGAAGGAGTGGTGCCAGGCGTGCCCACGGTGTTACCGATGCTCTTGTAAGCATTGGCGACGTCGGCGTCGATAGAACTGGCCAACTGGCTGATACGAGGCTTCAACACACGCTCTGCGAAGTCATCCAATTGCATGGTCAATTCGGCAGAAGTGAAGTTCACGCCGATATGCTTTTGGGTTGACACGGTCAAGGTGGTGAACTGTTCGTTGTCGTCTTGAACTTGCAAGGCGGCGCCGTCGGTCACCAAAGCGCGATCAGGCAGGCGAATACGCAGGGTCGAACCAATCTTGGCACCTTCAACAGCAAAGCTGTCGTCGTACTGACGGTTCACGTTACGGGTCAACACAAGGTTGTTTTCGAGAATCTCAAGCGCTTTGCGCGTGATCATGTCGATGGTTAAGATACTGTTAGCCATGGAAAAAATCCTTAAAAATTAATCTAGCGGTTTGCCTGCAACTTTTTCATCTGTCGGGCTCTTTCGGCTTCAATCCACTCAGACGCTGTCATGGTCTTGGTAGACCGTGGGTCTGTCGTGTCATAGGCCGGTGCTCCAGAAGAGCGAGCCGTCACGGGCGAAATCGGTGCTGGCGCGGACGTGGTTTTCTTCATTGGTGGATCGCTGGCCAATTTGGCCTCAATCCGTCCAATTTCCTTGGCCTGCAAGATAGGTGCAAGACGGGAAATTCGATCTGCTTCCTTGGGGTTTGCACCGAGGTAGTAGGCTACTTCGGGGCCAACGTCCGAGGCTTGGATCGTCTGAGCCATCACGGTCGTGATTGGAAGTTTCGGGTTGTACGCGACTTGTTCAAAGTCATCGTATTTGCTCCGAGCTTCTTCTTCCTTCTCATGGTAGGACTCAAGAATTTCAGATTGCTGCCTGGCTTGTTCACGCTGGGCGAGCAGCTCTTCAGCCTTTTTGTAAGCCAATGCGTCTGCATAGGCTTCGGGGCTTTCAAACTGATCAACCGGCGGGATGTCTGCTGGCGCTCTCAATGCTTGCGTTTCCGCTTGCCTTTGAGCTTGCTCTCTTTCCCACTTACGCTGTTCTCTCGCAAGCCGCTTACCGATGGCTGCGTCAAGTTCTTCTTGGGTAAAAACCCGAGGAGCTTCTTTCTGCTCATCAGCGACTACCGGCGCATTTTCTACAGTCTCAGGAGTGGCCGTCACTTCCGTTGCTGGCGCGGAGTCAACTTCCGCTAGGTTTTGTTGGACTTCTTCAGTCATTTCAATGAATCCTAAGATTCCCCGGTGAACCTCGCCGGTAAGGTTTTGTTTATCTTACACCAGATTAGTTAAACCATGTAACTTTAGCAGTCAACAGAGTTTGCAAATTCCGGTAAAGATTTCAAACGGTTATACGTTTGTGCTATGGGGTTTAGCCCATTGATGTCGTAGTCATAAGCAACATTTTCTGATTTTAAGAATTGACCATCTTTTGATTTAAAAATGTAAATTAAAGCATCTGCAAATGTCTTACTAATTTTTACGTTTTCAACTTTGATGTACGCATCTGAAAACTCTACATCAGTTTGAAAGTTACTTTTTAAGGTAATTGTTTTGGAAAGCGCCATTTTTTATACTCCTCAAGCATTTGGGGTGGTGATGTATGCCGATATAGTCATTTGATTGTTGTATGCAGCGCCCACATTCAATGCAGCGCCCATGTTGTCGGTGTACATCTGGAAAGTTATTTCATCTCCTGCGGAAGCCTCTGCAATCATTGCGACAACCTCACCAGCAAGTGCACTAATCACGTTTTTACTCATTATTCTAGTAAAACCGCCAGATGAACTGTAATGCTGTACATAGCAGCTAGGTATAGCGCCTAATCCACCTGTCATTGTATAGGTAGCCACAATTAAAATACTGCTTAAGCCGCCTGTGGGAACTGTAAATTTTCCTGTAGTGGTGCTGTAACTATCAGCCAAAGTTAAGCGATTTCCGTTAACGCCAGTTTGAATGGTGTCATAAATTAACGGTTGCGCCGTGCCACCAGACCCCGCAGTAAACGCCGCGTTTCTAGTTACATTCAAAACAACTTGAAAAGGTGTTTGTGGCGGCAACCCAGGATACGATGCGGCATTGGTTCCGTAGTAAGCCCCTTGCCGATACATATCCTCAAAGTTAATTTGTGCTTGTGTTTTTGCCCCAAGAGCAAAAGGTCGTTTATTTAGCGCTTGAGTAAACCGAATTTGATTGTTTATGGTCGCAAATTTTCCAGTGAAATAATTATTAAATCGGAAAAAATCTGGCTGGGGGCTTAACGCGCTGTATAAATAAAAATCTATACGGCTATTGGAAATAACTACGCCGCCAGAATCGGCAGATTGGTTAGTTGTTGATAAATTGTTAACCCACAAAAATGGCTTGCCATAGACTTCGCTATCTATGTTATTTAAGTATAAGTACCCCGTGTAGTATGTACCTGCATCAACCGCTTGATTAAGTTCAATGATTGGGTAAGCGTCTGTTTGTGCGCCGTACAAGTAACAGTTTTCTGCAAATATACGCCCGCCAAAGTTTTTAACTGTGGTTACATCTTGACCATTCCATGCGGCATTTTCGCCACCAACTAAAATGCAATCGGTAAAATTTGCAACGCTAAATAAGCCATACATTTCCAATGCATTTCGGCAACCGTTAGTGATGCATTTGCTAAACGCCATTTCAGACAAACTAGCCTGATTAACGCCGTTTTCGCCAATTTTTATTGCCAATTTGCAATTGCGGAATGAGATGTTTTCATAACGACCATACCCACCTTTAATCCAAAGGGTGCTGTCATAGTTGCTGTTTAAACCACCCTCAAATGTCAGTTTGCCCGTAATGGTCAAAAAGCTCGTGGAAAGTTTTAACGCATGAGTGTAAGTGCCAGTAGGATTCAGCACTAATTCTGCACCTTCGGACAAAATTGTGGTGAATTGCTGTGTAACTTCCAATGAGTTGATAAGGTATTGACCAGCGGGAAAAATAATGGTTTTCTTGTTGGCTTGACCTAAAGCATTTTGAATTGCTGTAGTGTCATTTGTTGTGCCGTCACCAACAGCACCAAAATCTTTAATGCTGACAAATTCTTGTAACTTAGTGTGAACAGTTCTGTTTACCGTGCTTGCCAAATTGCCGCTTGCATTTGACTGCCGAAATCCAACCAAGGCATCGCCTTTAGTTGGGTCACTTGCGTTAGCCAAATCACCTGCGGAAGATATGCTTGGCACGTTGTCATATGTTGCGATTGTTACGCCAACAGATGTTTGCAATACAAACTTATACGTAATTGAAACGTCTAGCCAAATTTCTCCTGCTGCAACACGGCCCGCAGAGTTTAAAACTATAGGGTTTGTTTGTTGTACATTACCAGCGCTTGTGGTGTACGTAACCGCAGGCGTAGTTGTGCCAGCCTCGTAGGTGTAAATTAAACCACCAGACAACGGTATGCCATCGTTACCAAAAAATTGCCAGCCTACGCCAGCAAAGCAAGAAAGACTGACAGTCATTTAGAACCCCTTAATTCACCGCAGCCAATTGAGCATCGGTGGGTTTAGCCAGCGTAGGATGATTCCATTCGGCGATGTAGTCGCCCTTACCATCGGAATTGTTTTGCAAGGTAATTACACCCGAAGAAAAATCGAAGTTTTTCAACTCAGGATAAATGCTTTTAATTTTTTCTGGCAATGTCATCATGCGCTCCTAATCATTGAGCCTTGGAAGAAGGTAGTGTTCTTGTCGTTACTGCTAACAGACATTTGCCCAACGCCATCCAAATAAACATAGATTTCACAATAGTCAGTTGAGCCATTGAAATACATTAAATTACTTGCGCTCAAAATTGCAAAAGTTCCAAAAACCAAAGTTAAATCCAAAGCACGCCCGTTATTTGTGCCGCTGCCATTTTTTCTAAATTCAGCAATTACACGGGTCAAACTTGTTGCGGCGGCAACTGACAATTTTAAATTTAATTGATAGTATCCAGCAACAGTTGGTGTAAAAGTGCTAGACGCAAAATTACTGTTTGTGTCGTAATCTTCACTGCCTAATGTTACTTTGGTAAATGTGGCAGTTGAAATATTTTGTGCGGCTGCGCCAAACGCGCTAAATGTTGGGTTGGTGCTTGCGGCGTATCCGTTAACCAAATTTTCAACAGATACTTTTTTGGTTGTGCTACTTTGAACAAGGGGGACAACTTCAGTGCCTGCAAGTGGCGTTGTTGCGCCAGTTAATTGGGAAATTTTTAAGTCAGCCATGTTTTACTCCAAAAGAATCAAGCCACCGTCCTCTTGGACGAGATTGTCGCTATTTTCGCACAGCAAGTTGCTTTGGGCTTGTTCATCCGCACGGCCAGAAAACAACGAAACAACGCCGCCAAGACCGATGGCAACTGCATTGCGAAGGTCAGGGCCAAAAAAGCTCATTGTTTGTTGATGGGTTTGCAATACGCGGTGCCGTCGGTGCTACCGATCCGTAGCACACTGACGCGCCAGGGAGCACCAGTTGAACTAAGCGGTACGACAAATGGAATCGGAGTGAAAGGAGGAATCGGCGTGCTAGAGCTGGTAGCCGTGGCCCCAACACCCACTTCAACGTAGCAGGCTTGATCGCACCACACCACTACACCTTGAGGGCCAGCATTCCATGCAGTTGTATTGCCTGCACTAGCGCCAGCGGTTGCGGTATAAGCGGGAAAATCCGCTTTGCTCATCGGGTTGAGTAGTTCCATCATATTTCCTTATGCCAAAAAGCGGAGTTTGTACAGGGTTGTTAAATACAGCTCGATGATGTTGTCAATGAGCTGCTGCAAAGATGAATCAGACTTGTCGCACACGTTGTAGCGCTCTTTCTCAATTTCATCCAGCGAGTCTTGCAAGAATTCAATCACGTTGCTGGTCTTTTTGGCCGAATGCAGCGTGATTGGCCCCATCAGGCCATGCCGGCCTTGGTAGGCTTCAGCAAATGCGTCTGCGTGGTCAATGATGCCGTCGTAGAAAGCGTTCAAGGCCACATGCTTGGAATAGCTGCGGGTGTTCAGATGCACCGAATGGGTCACATCTCGGGCCAAGAACAGCAACCCTACAAAATCACACGCTTTCATTGTGGCATCCCTTGTTGTGGCATACCGCCTTGAGGCGGCATCATCTGTTGAGGTGCATATTCAGCAGACTCAGGCATCATTTCATTTTGCTCTCTGCCAGGCATTTCGCTAACCAAGTCTCCTGATGTGATCATGCCATGCACCGTCCCCAAGACTATATCTTGAATTTGCTCTGGTGACATACTTGCCTGCACTTGGGCCAAACGCTTGGTTTCAGCATCATAGCCTTTGATCATTGCCTCAAAGTCCTTGCGCTCTTGCTCTTGCACTTCAATGGACTTGCCCACGTTTCGGATCATCTGGTGCATCTGCTCCATCTCTTGGCCCATGGTTTGAATCTGCTGCTGAGCCGCCTGCAAGGCTGGGTTGTCTTCGCCGTCTGACAAAAACTTGGGATCAATCGTTTTGGCGAAACGCTTGGACATTTCTTGGGCGCCTGGCCAATCCATGTTCTTGACAAACAGGTCACCGGCCACAGCCCACAGTTGAGGATTGCCTTGCAACAGTTGTGCCATTGCCTCCAATGCCTCTTGACGTTTGGTCGCGTAGCCTGGGCCAGTGATTGCCACCACGTCGTACTTGCCGACGCCTGGGTTGTAGATTTTCTCAATTACAATCCCGCGCTCGTCCGTGATCTTGTTGACCGGCTGGGGCTGGTCAGGGTTGATCTTGATCATCTTGGTTTCGCCATCTTCACCAATGATGCGAGCGATGCGCTGGGTGTCGTAAATCTTGGGTATCAAATCCACCAACTGACGGGCCACATGGCGCACGCCACGGGCTAGGTTGTCGCCGTAATGGTAGGTGCCGACATCGCCTTCGCGCTGGCGCGCAAGAATGGCTTTGCCGCTGCGCTCGTTGCTTCCCATGCCCAAACTGGCGTTGTATTGGCCAGTGGTGGACTTGATGTCTTCAGACGCACCCGCCTTGGCTTGCAGAAGGCCGCTGGAAGCCATTGGAGGCTGCGCCCGCTGGGGTAGTGGCAGAATTGCGCCTTGGCCGTCTGTAACGTCTGGATTGACCTCCAAATACGGCCAATTTTGCGTGTTGGCGGTCTTCCACTGTTGTTCGTAACCTTCAAACTGGCCACCGTAGCCAATAAACGGCGCTTTGGGCGCTAAAGCCAGCATCTCGGCTTCTTGGCTGACCCAGTAGTTGTACATGCGCTGGGCATCCTTGGCGTTGCGCACCAAGCCCGACACGTACAAGCGACCGTCAACTTCAAATTCGTTACCCACAATGCGAATGACAGGAATCCACTTGCCCGCCCACTCGCGTTCTTCAAGGATTTCGTACCCGTTAATCTTGCAATATTTGACCTTGGGACGGTCAGACTCGCGGGATTTTTTGGGCTTGCCGTAGATGGCCCGCAGTTGTTTGTCCTCGGGCGTGCCTTCAAAAGCAGTTTGATTGCCGGGGTACAGGTTCAGCGTTGTGCGGTCGTAGTCGATGTAGTAGTAGTCCGCAATGCGGATTGTGTCTTCATTGAGCCAGTTGCTGATCGACTGATCGCCCACACCCAGCGACTGCAAAGTCGTGATGGGCGCAGCGTCTGGGTACATCCGCTCAAACTCGGCCTTGGTGATGTCTTCCGTAACAAAGCACCACTTGGCATCTGCGCCGGTCGGGTCTTGAATGGTTGGATCCATGTAGACCGAAAATGAGTTGCGCACACGGCCAATTTTGATGTCTTGATCAAATGTGTTGTCGTCGCAATACTCGGTCAACAGGCGAAGGTACCCTTCGCCGTAAGAAACTTGGTTTTCGCAGGCAGTGTCGTAGGCCACATCGGCGTCGCTGATGTACTCGATATGCCGAATCATGCCGTTGAAGATGTCGGCCACTTCCACGTCGGCGTTGTCGTCCACCGGGATGACCTTGGCACCGGGCCGATTCTGGCGCTGGTCGTTGGTAACCTGGCGCACATGCTGGGGCAACTTGTTGATCGTGAGACACGGGCGGGCGTTGATTGTTTGACCTTGCACCGCGCCACGGGTGGCCAGCACATCGGCAGGCCATTGCCAATGGTTGTCGGGCGAGCCAGCGTAAAACCGCAAGTCGTCGATCTCATCTTCGCGGCTCTCGGCAAGCGCGGACACCGCCAGATCAAGCCTGGCACGGGCTGTGGCCAGGATGTCAGACGCGCTCTTCTTAGGTTTACCGCCTTCGGCCACTGCGCCAGCAGCCGCAATGCCTGTGTAATCTGCCATTATTTAATCTTGTTAAGGACTTTGTCCACCGTTGCCTTGACATTGTTGCCCGATGGAATCGTGGCATGGCAGTTGGCAGTGGGTGAATAAGTTTCTTTGTTGCGGTCAGGCATACCGCCGCCCGACATTTTGGGTTCGCGGCTGTTAAGTTTAGCGATGGGGGCAACGGTTTTCATTTCTTTCCTTTCGGTGCTGCACGTTTGACTGCATACGCGATGGCCACGGCCTGCTTAACGGGTTTGCCCGCCTTGACTTCGGCCTTGATGTTTTTGCGAAATGCTTCGGGGGATTTTGATTTAACGAGTGGCATTATTTCTTCCTTGCAGTTTTGGCCGATTCTTTGAAAGCCTTGGCAGTAGGCGCGCCGGGTGTACCGGGCTTGCGCATCTTTTCTTTACTGCCAGCGGCGATACGTGCCTGTTTTGCATGAATGTTGGCATAGAGGCCAGGTTTGGTCGCCATATTAACACTTCCATCGTTTGAGTGAAGCCTTGGCGCGTTCAGCATCGCCTTTGGCATGCTTGACTACACCTTCCATGCGGGCGCAAAAGCTGGCTTTGCGGCCAGCATCTGCTTTGGTCTTGGGGTTGGGTGCTGGCGCCTTGAGGTTGGAGCCCGTGGCGGCGTTGTATTTCTCGCGCCCTTTGGTTGTCAGGCCGGCGCCTTTGGACACCGGCAACTTTTCGCCGCGCCCTACGCTTAAAGATACACCTTTTTTCATGCGCCCATCCATCCCGTAGATACTGCGCTACCGTAGCTTCTGGCGGTGCGCTTGGGTTCAACATACTCACGGTGTGCCACTGGAAAAGCAAATGTGACGGCAATGGCGTCAGCAGCGTCGGGTGAGGCAAGACCGCGAGCTTTCATTTCCTTTTTGCTTTCCAAGAAGATTGTCCCCCGTGAATCAGGCTTCATCATAGGCGAAATCAAGTCCGTCTTCAAGAACCTGTCGTTGGGGATACTAGCAGATTTCAGCCATTCTCGCATATCCCCCCACATCTGGGCTCGCATATTACCGTACATGATCGGATTTTTGGACTTATTTCCAAAATTTATGCCCTTGACCTTGTACCGTTGCTCTTTAAGCCTGTCCACAATACCCGCGCCCAAGCCGCCTTCGTCAATCACGACCAGCGCCGGCTTAAATTCGTCGATTGCTTCGATCACATAGCCCACCACCGTCGTGGTGTCGTCGCCTCGGTGGCGCATAATCTTGACAATATCCCGCCCTTGCCTGACCGCAATGACCGTTGCGTCCGCGCCAAACCGCGCCGGGTCTACGCCGATCACAATTGGCGCGCTGGCGTCCTTATATTTGGGCCGGGCCATGGCGTCGTCCACAATGTCGGCGCCGATGAACTGATCGTCGCCCGCACTTGGGAACATGCCGTAGACCTCGACGTGCGCTTGGGAAGAATCAGGCCCATATTCGTCAATGATTCGGTTGTAGACCGCCTTGTCGGTGCCCTCGACCGTCCTGGCGTCCACAATCCGGGTGCGCCAAAACGCCCGTTTGGAGTTAAACGCTTCGTAAAAGTACCCAGTGTTGCGCCGTGGGTTGGAAAAAGCCAACCAAAAGCGGTTTGGCGTGTTTTCTGTGAAAAAGCCGCCTGTCACCGCCCAGATCGAGTCGTCAATACCCGACGCTTCGTCAAAAACCACCAGCACACCATCAAAATTGTGGACACCAGCGTAAGCGTCGGGGTTCTCCGCTGACCACAGCCGCCCTTCCACGCCCCAGTAGCGCGTGCCTTTCTTCAAATCTCGCTCAACCAACTCAGTCAGCCACTTGGCCGGCATCACTCTGGTGGCGCTGACTTCAAACCAGTGCGAGTTGATTGACATCGCCAGCCACTTGGTGATCTCGGCCCAAGTGATTGACCTGAGCTGAGACTCACTGTTGGCCGATATGATGGTTGTCGACCCGATTCTGGTGGCCAGCATCCAGATCGTGATCCAACTGACCAGCGCCGACTTGCCAATACCCCGGCCAGACGAGATGGCCTCTTGCAAAACATCAAAGTCAGTCTTGCCCTGGTTCAGTTTGATGTGCTCGGCGATGTCCAGCAGCACCTCGCGCTGCCATTTGCGGGGCCCGCTAAAGTGCTCCAGCGGCGTGCCCTTGACGCCCCAGGGGAAAGCAAACATTACAAACGCTAACGGGTTGTCCTTGATCGCCGGGCTCCACAGCCGGGCCATCAGTTCTTGTTCGTCTTCAGCGCTGTATATGGTGCTCTGCATGCGTGGGTAACTCTAGTTTGGGACTTGGCTCATGGGCAATGACGTCAATGACCCTGGACTCAGCGTCGCGCAGCGCCTGGGTGACCGAGATGCGCTGATCAACATCAATGGTGATGGATTGTTTGGCTACCCAACCGTGGACATTTTGCAGGATTGCCAACGCCGCCTTGGCGTCGCCCTCGCGCGCTGCTTTGTGCAAACACTGCGACATTTCCAACTCAGCGTCTGCCTTGCCTTTGAGCGCCGCCATTTCCGCAATCGGGTCAAGCTGCACCAATTGCCGGTACTCGGAAGGCAACATGCCAGAGGCCAGCGCCAACGCGTCACCTTTTAGCCCCAGCTTGGCGGCTTCGTAGATGCGGGTTAATCGCGCCTCAGTCGCTTCGACCTTGCGCGGTGCAAAAGGTAGGCTTTCGAACATGGCCTGAATATAACAAAAAAATCTGTGGGTCGTGTGGGCAATGTGGGCAATAAAAAATTTTGTTTGTGGCCCCTCCGCTTCCGTGACCTTCAACCGCCGGCCCTACCCGGGGGGCCCTCAGCCGAAAGCAAAATGCCACGCGGCCACCAGCCGGTAACCTTACAGAACCTTACATTGTAGTACTTTGGTGGGGGGCAATGTGGGCAGTGTCCACACAGCCCGCTCGCTCGCTGGCGATGGTTTTTTGGCCATGCGGCCGCGCGGCCGCGCGCGCCATGCATGGGCATTTGTGGACAATGTGGACAATGTACCCACGATTTTTTTTTCGCTCCAAAACGTGGGGGCTGGCGCCCCACAATACCTATTTAGCTATATAGTATTACAAAAAATATCTATCATCTAGCGTATCAGAATTGATAGTCCACATTGTCCACAATCATCGGTTTTCACTCTTAAGCCCGGTCATTCGCACGTTGTCCACAATGAGCCCAAACGCGCCCACAATCGCGCCCACACCAATAACCCCACACAATTGAAGGTCAAAAAATGTGGGCAAAACACACTTGCAAGGAAATGTCGTACATTAACTCACCGGCGCGATTTTGCACCGGCATACAGTCAACTAAACGAGAGGTTTCCATCATGTTGTTTGCCCACATTTTCAAGGCGCGCAAAGAGTCCGGTTTCAAATTTGTGTGCTATTTGACGCGCACGCCATCGCTGCAAGGCGCGCCGGTCGAGAGCGACTACTTCAATGGCAAGGTGGCCGCGAAGTCATGGGCCGCGTCAAAAGGCGCGAAGGCTTGGAATTATTAAGCAAACCCGGCCAGGCCGCGCGCCTGGCCGCTCAATTCAATCAACTAATCGAAGGGTTCACCATGCAAGTACATCTCACACTCAAAAGCGCCAACGCTAAAACCGGGCCAATCCCGGTATCCACCACTGAGCGCGCCAGCTGCCCGCCAGACTGCGCCATGCGCGCTGAATGCTATGCGGCCAGCGGGCCGCTGGCGCTGCATTGGGCAGCTGTGAGCGCGGGCACGCGTGGCACGTCATGGGGTGAATTCTGCGAAACCATCAGCGCGCTGCCCGATGGCCAGCTGTGGCGCCACAATCAAGCTGGTGATTTACCATCGATCGGTGGCACGGTTGACGCTGTCAAGCTCGGCCAGCTGGTGGCCGCCAACGCGGGCAAACGCGGTTTTACGTATTCGCACCATCGCGATGCACAATCCATCGCATGGATACGCCACGCCAACGCGTGGGGTTTCACTGTCAATCTGAGCGCCAACGATCTTGCTGACGCTGACGCGCTGGCCGATCATCAGGCCGGGCCGGTAGTCGTTGTCTTACCGTCAACGCAAACCACCAACACCACCACGCCAGCGGGCCGGCCGGTGGTTATCTGCCCGGCCACACAGCGCGATGACGTGAGCTGCGCCACGTGCCAGCTGTGCCAACGCCAGCGCGCAGCGATTGTGGGTTTCCCGGCCCATGGTGCGCGCCACCGGGTGATCAATCTGCGCCTGGCCAGCGCTTGACCTAATGCGGCCATGGTGGCCGCATTGGGGCGCGCGTTGCGCCGATCAACTAAACGAAGGGTTTACTATGATTAAGACCATGAAGGCCAAATACAAGGGCAAGGACGCGCGCACCGGCGCGCCAATATACCCTGGCGATGAGATCCAATATTGCACGGCCACGCGCCGCGCATGGATAACTGGTGAACCGGGCGAAATTACGTTTTTTGGCGAAACCGGTCCGACCACGTTCTATCGAAACCCACGCGGGCGATGCATCGATGCCCCATGCTGCGGGTGCTGCACCATATGACGTACTTCAACACCAAAACGGCCGCCCAAGCGCTGGCCGATACGCTGGCCGCTCAAGATGCTGACGCATGGCGCTATGAAGTGCACGCGAGCCCGAAAGGGTTCTATGTGGCCGTTTTTGATTTTGACCACTTTTTTTTGGGGAACTTATGAGAGACATCTTCGCAGCCTTGACCATCGCGGCCGCGCTCACTGTGTGCGCGCTGGCTTATTTTGACGTTTTAACCAAGTAAGGGGAAACCATGATCACAATCGGAAAAACTACATATCGCACGCATCGCGCGGACATTTTTGGCCACCACGCCAAATGCACCGGTAAGCATAAGCCGGTCAAGTCCAAGGGCGCGGAGAAGCGTTTATATCCCCCCATGGGCGCCAGCATGAGCACTGCTGAATACGTGGCCGCCTATGAAATGATGAACGCGCCCCGGTGCATTGGCCCATGGGGCTGGCAGCCCTTAAGCACCAAACGCACCGTGGCCGAAGGGGTCGATGCGGCCTGGGTTGAATAGCATGGCTTTAATGTGCGCGGTGATTCTCGCCGCTATACTTGCCCTACTGCTCGACCTTTAAGCAGTTGCCAAGAGTTTAAAGGGCCCCTAATCGGGGCCCTTTTTTTATGCCGAAGGCTCGACCATGCGCCGAAGGTCGCTGCGCGAATAATCGCTTAATTCAGGGGCGCAAAAAACGTGTTTTTTGGTGTCATGGTCGCGCGATTTAATGCGGCCCATGTCGATCCAGCCGGCCTCTTTGAACGCGTGCAATAGCGCGGCCTGCACCACCTTAACACCACCGGGGGCGATGCCCTGCAAGCGGTCGCAAAGGCCGTAGAAGGGGCCACCGCACACCCCACGCGAAAACTCACCCACGCGGCGACGCATGAGGTCGACCAGAAACGATTCAGCGCCGCTCATGCCATGCTCGACCATGATGGACTTGGCCTCAGTCATGGGGGGCGCTGCGTTCGGGTTCCACGCGGACACGTCACGGGTGTGAAGGTAGTGGGCCACGGCCTCAAAGCCGCCCCGGTGTTGATACCAGTTCCACAAGCTCACCGCCTGAGCTTCTGGGAGCTTGGGGGCATCGGCCCATAGGACAAACCAGCGCCGATCCTCTGAGGGGATCGAGATGGCCACGCGCTCATTGGAGAACGCAACGACAAAAACCCGGTTCAAGGCCATGTAAGGGTGCAAGCCTTTGCGGTTGACCATGAGCAGCTCAGGGGGCGCGGCGATGATGGGCTTGAGAGTGTTCTCAAGCGCCCGGCGGTCCTTGGCCTCAGCCTGGCGCAGTTCGGCGATTTCCATCACCTCGCACTCGAGCGCGTAACCCCACTGGGAGGTCAGCTCTTCATTCTTGACCAATGAACAATTGTGTTTGGAGGGGCCACCAATGGCCCAAAAGAAGGGGGCGAAAAGGGTATCTTTGCCGCTGCCATGGTTGCCGCCCATGAGGATGGCGTGGTTGATCTTGTGGCCTGGAAACTGCACCTTATGGGCCAAGGCGTTCAAAAGGTGCTCGCGCTCAAAGCGCTCAGGGATCATGCGCTCGACATGGGCCAGCCATTGACTCACGTCACCGGCCACCGGCGTGGGGCGAGCATCGCGCCAGCGGTTGCCATAGACCTGGCCCTCACGGGCCACCAGCACGGACGCCCCGGCGGCGTAGGTGATGCCGACCAGCGACTTGGCGCCCTTGCCCTGGCGGTTCTCGTCAAAAGACGTGGCGGCCTCGATGCGGCGCTTGGCGTTGTGGATGGATTTGCAGTCGATGTGCCGATACAGGGCGTTGAAAGTGTTGCGCGACACTTCCCGGCGCTCGATCATGTCGAAAAAGGCATCATCAGTCTGGACGTAGGCGAAGCGCTCAAACCATTCGTTTTTCTCAATGCGGCCCAGCTCTTTGCGTTCGACCTCGGCGATGACGCGCGCGGCCTCATCGGGGTATTCAGCGGTGGGAGTGAGCTTGGCGCGCACCGACTCCATGGCCTGGGTGAGCAATTCCTCACGCAAGCCGGGGTTATGAGCGGGCCCGCCTTGGTCGGCGACCCACGTCAGGAAGGCGCGGGAGTCAAAGTCCACGCAATGCGAGTGCAGGCAGCAATAAGCCCGGTTTGCGGGCATGTAGCGGCCCGCTGGGTTGCCG